TTAGCTCGGTCGTACAGCGCCTGCCGATCTTTCATGGTGCGGGTGTAGGCTTCTGGCTTTTTGGTCTTCTGCACAGTGCTTCCCCAGCGGCCTACGGCTTGGCCTCATTGGTAGTGTTGGATAGCTCGTCGGCAAAGCGGCTACACGCCAGCCCGGCTATTCGGGCTGAGTCAGCGTATTTAGCGAGCTCTCCCGCTCGCGCGTCAGACCTGCTGAGCAGCTCGGAGAGCACCATGGCGGCGCGGCTGGCTGCCTTGCCTCGTTCGGCAGAGCCGGTATCGCCGGGGGCGCAACTGGTGGTGGCTGCCAGCTTTCCGGCTTCGACACGCAGCCGGTCGCCAGCAGCGTCAGCGACAGCAGCATCAGTAAGCGCAGCGGTCTGTTCTTGTCTTGCATCGTTTGCCACCTGGTTGGCCGCTTTCTGGCGGCGTTGCTCTTCGGTTCGGTACTCGGTGGTCGTGATGGCCACCGCCTCGGATTGGCTGCTGACTTCCTCGGCCCACTTCGCCTTCCAGGCCAGATCGGTGACGGTCGCGCCGTGCAGGTATGCCCCGTACAACGCACCCGCCAGCGCCAGCAGGATCAGCAGCAGGCCGACCGCCTTCCACGGCAGGGCCTTCACGCCAGCACCTCAAGCGCTCGGGCGTACAGCGCCTGCCGATCAGCCAAGCCGTTCGTGCCGCCGTTGATGCGCTTGGTGATCGTCAGGAAGTCACCCTTGTCGGCAAGCGTATTGAGCGCGGTCCGATGCCAGAACCACGCCGCCGACATCGCGGCGTGCTGCGGTAGCTCGAGCAATTCGGGGTGGTCGATCAGGTCCAGGCCGAGCGCTTCGCCGCACTCTTCGTAATTGGCCCTGCCCGTCATCTGAATCAGGCCACGGCCACGGTATTTCGAGCCGTCACCCGCAACGGTGTTGCCAAGGTCCTTGCGGCCCTCGTACCCCAGCTGCTGCGTAGTCGGCCCCCATATCTCGCGCACGTAACGCAGCTGACCGGACTCATGGCCGACCTGGGCAATGAATGCCGCGATGCGCAGCGGTGTCACGATCTGGTACTTGCTCATAGCCGTGTTCAGGACAGGTGCAAAAACGCCGGCTCTCTGGCCGGCGTTCGGGAGGATCTGCAGCAACTGCTGCGATGTGATGGACATTCGGTTTTCTCCAAACAAAAAACTCGGGGCTACCGAGGAAAAACATTGATGTGTCCTCCCTATAACTGAAACCGTCAGTTAGGCATCAATTAAACAAGGAGGCTTTATGAATATGAAGTGCGTGATGTTGCTGATGATTGCGCTGATTTCTGGGTGTGCAAACTACAGCCCCGGCAAATTCGGTGGCACAGAGAACCCTCGCAACATATCCTGCAACGCGACCCCGCCAAATCAGCCTGGATGCTATGGAACAACCACAAAATACCGGCTGTTCAATTGATCATTGGCTGACACGTCAAGGCTGCTCTTGAAGATCGTTCATGGGTGCGGCGGCTATCGTCGGAATAGCAGGAGCATCGGGCCAGACAGGCGCCTGATGCCATGTAGCTTGGGCGGTAACCTTGCCCAGCGCGAACTTGTAGGCCTTCCAAGTCCTGAGAACAGGGGCAAGCGCCGTAGCCTCTTCCTCTTCCTGCTTGGTCGCCTCTCCGGCCTCGATTCCATAGCCCAGCGTTTCAATGCGGTCCTGAATGCGGGCGATCTGTTGAGCGGCCGCACTGCTCCGCTCAAGCAAATCACTCTTCGCCTTGGCTAGGGATCGAGCGTCGGAAGCTGCCTCTTTCATTTCTTTGGTAATTAATTGCGCCCAGTCAATGTTGGACATATGTTCAGGTCCTTTAAGCCGTTTCTATCAGAGGTAGCGCTTTCGGAAACTGGACGATGCCGTCAGGCACATCAGTCAGGTCCGCGGGGTAGGCTTGCTCAGGGCTGTAATTTGCGGGGACTGGTAAAATCAGGCATACGATAAGTTGCCCGCCATCAAAACTAACGTCATCCCATATCCATTCACATGCAATGGCAGACCTCGGCAACGTCCCCCCTTCTTGCATTGGCGAAAAGTCGAACGTATCTCCATTAATCTTCAATGCCATACCGTTTTTTTCTACAACAAATTCATCATCCCGTCGCTGGGGAGCTATTTTGATAATCATTAGAACCACCTGCCAACGGCTATATAACAAAGGTACGAAGATGCGGTACTCGACGGGGAAACAACTCGACCGATGATGCCTGTAGCAGTGGCACTACCATCGGATGCACCCCAACAAAAGTAACCATTAGAGGTGATGGCCTGCATCGTCACTGCCGGAACAGCAGCAAATGGTGCAGGAAATACGAAAGAAACACCGCCTGAGTAGAAGATCGGTCCACCACCCTGGCTAGCCGCCATTGGGGTTGGCGATATTCCTCGGCAAATCATTGTGCCGTCCAAATACTTTGTGAACGTGCCGCCGTTCAAGTTACCCGTTTCTATTATAGCGCCTGTTGGCAAGCCTCCTGACTGTGAAACAGTTCCGACCGCGTTGCCTTCGTGGTAAATCGTTCGCGCTACAGCGCCCATCGAAAACCCGCCGATCTTGAATCTATTGTCGGTATCAATACCTAAGTGAAGTCCAAATGATCCGTCCCGAATAAAGGTCATGACCGCAGATGCGTTATTGTTGTTGCCGTTGCCAATCCGCAGAGCTGTATTGCCGTCGTTATTAGAGGAACTGATCGCAGCTATACCTGGCGGCGCCCCAGAAAAAAGACTCGTGCCTATGGATGAGTTGCCTACCCCGAGGCGGATACCACCAAGAGCCTGGATTGCTTCGCCTGCCGTCTTCCTGCCGGTGCCGCCCTGCTCGATTGTCAAAGCTGTTGTAAGGCCGGACAAGGAAACGATGTCGCCGTTATTCCCGCTGGCGGCGGCCGCAAGTGCTGCGCGTACGCCCTCGCGCGTACCAGAAGTGCCCAGCACCGCAAGCGTAGATCCGAACTGGTTGACCAGCGCCCGGAGCGCATCAGCAGAATCCTTGACGTAGCCCTGCATCGGAGCCAGCGCGTACCCGCCCGCGTTGTTGGTGGCGCCCTGATAGTTCGGCGCAATCGACATCGCGGTATTGCTGGCGATGTTGGTCACCTCATACCAGCCACCATCAGGCCCGCGAAAACCATCACCTACCCGGCTGTTTGCAATGAATGCGGTATTGCTGCCAATGACCGCGTTCGAATTTTGGGTGACGGAAACCGTCCCCGACTTATACCAAGGCATTGCAAGCTCCTAATTTGAACGCCTTGATTCAGGCGGTAAGTTTTGCGCAGAGGAACGGGCGGTGCCCCTGGTCTGTCCATGCGGTAGTTGCGAGGCTGTAAAGCATGATCTTTGAGTTCGCGTAATCCACGGCGATGCCGCATCCACCACCGTTCGCGCCGTTGTGGCAGTGAAACGCAAACGAGTTGATCGATATGAATTCGCCTACTCCCAGCGCTTTGTCGATGCTCCACCTATAGCGCTGGCCCACACTCAGCTGCTCACTGCCTACGTATGTCCAATTGCCTGCGGCGAATGTGACAACAACTGGTGGTGCCCCGCTGTCATACACAAGCTCACTGCTTGGCCCCCATACGCGCGCACCAAACAACGCCGTCCCCATCGATGCCCATGCGGCAATGAAGTATTGACCGCTCAGCGTGCTTTGGACGTTTGATGCCTTCATTGCGAAGCCTGTCCAATTGCCAGGCCCGCCAGTAAACCAAACCGATATTGGCACCTGAACAACACCGTTTTGATCCGGCCTTATGAACACTATCGGCGGGTCTGCAGTTGTAACTGCACGCGGAAATGTGACATTCGCGTTTGTGGTTCCGGAATAACTACCCTTCGTAAGCACGCAAAGCCGAGGCGTTTCCGAATCAATCTGCACGAACGAGCTGTCATTGATGCTGATGACACCAAAACTCATGTTTTGAACCTCACTGCGAAGCCTCTAGCGACAATACGGGTCTGGTTAGTGTTACCGAGATTCGCAGACGGGTTGGCAGACCTCAGAACTACTTGGCCAGCCGATGTCGTCACGTAGGGGTAAGACTTGGTGTTTCCGGTTGCATCGCCTTCAGCTGATTGAATATCCTGCGCCCGCGTGGGAATGACCATAAAGACGCAGCTGGCCGGATCAAAACCCGGGATACTCAACGTTATGACTTTTGCGGTTGATCCGGACGTATTGCTGAAATCAATAACTCCCTGCCAAATCACCTGATAGGTGAACGTGGTCGTGTCCACGACCAAGTTCCCGTTTTCGTCCCAGTCTCTGGCTCCGTAACTCATACCGCCAAGTTCCCCCATTGATAGCGCTTCACGCCGTTTTGGTCGAAGACCTTGCCCCCTGCGTTGTTGATGGTTTGTCGGCCGCCGTCACCAGTTGCACTATTGAACTCAAATTCTCCCGTCAAGAAATTGATCTTTAGGCCTTGCTGACCTGCAATGTAATTGCTGGATTGAAGACTCTGCGTAAGCTGGGCAACACCAATGGATGCATTCCCAATCATGGCAGAATCAATAATTACCTTCCCTCCCTGAACAACGAAAGGAGCAATGAGAGTTCCGCTCGACTCATCAAGAATTGCGAAGCGTTGGGCATACGCCAGAATTTGCGACTCCTGCTGCTGTCCTTCAACGCCAATAGCGAGGCCAGCCATAACCGTTCTTCCGCCCACGGTAGTGGACGTTTTTATGGTTGTGAGCGCGGAAACCTTTCCATTCAGACCTGATACCGCAGTGCTGGCTGTCTGAGCCTGCGCTGTGGCTCCATTTGCCGTGGCCTGTGCCGTTGATATCTGTGAAGACAGCGCGCCATCGGCGTTTGACCTGGCCGTAGCCTCGGACTGGATGGCTGCCGAGTTGTCGCCTACCCTCGTGGTCAGTTGCGTGATGGCCGTCGCCGTAGAAGCGAGGTTGCTGGTGACGACCTCACGCAGGTCAGTGATCTGGCCGGTGTTTGCCCCCACCGACGCGGTCAGCTGCGTGACCGTCCTGGCAGTGGCTTCGTTCTGCGAGGCTCGGACTGTTGCCTCCTGCACGATGCCTGCTGCACTGTTGTAGCCATTCACAGCATCCGCCAGATCGCCATCCCCGTTGTCATCTCGAGAAGATGCCTGCAATGCCTGCATGCTGGATGCCTGAGCAATGATCGTGGCGCCCTGCTGGCTTACGCTGGAACTGAGCGCCGCCACTGCAGACGAAGTCGCCGACTGCTCGATGCCCAACACTGCGTTGTTGTCTTTCCAGCCGCTGACCGTGGTGCCTATTTCAAGCTGCGCCCGCGTGTACTCTGCAAAGCCTGCGCTGACAGTGTCCGAACCATACAACCGGAAGTAGACCTGCACAGAAGCAGTCCCGGCCGGCAGGTTCGGGAAGTCGTAGACGAGCCGCTGAGTGCTGCCAGTGGCCACGACCCTAGGACCGGACACGGTCACTGCATCGGTACCAGCGGCATTAACCCCTTGAATGAAGACCGCGAACACCAGCCCTGCAGTTGCTCGCACGTTGCACGAAGCAACCACAGAATTACCCGCAGTGACCTTTGGCCGATAACTTGCGCTGACGATTCTAATGCTGCGATAACCCGCAGCCTGGTTAAGGTCGGAAACGTCGATACGCT